TTGCTAGTAATGTACTGAAATCTTCACGTTTTAATTGTCGTATTAGTGTCGCAGTTTCCTTTATATCTTCATTAGCTATTTGATATAAAGATTCGAAAATATCAATGTCCAAAAATTGAGATAAAAGATCTTTACGTTCCCTTTGTGATTTATCTATAAATCCTGTATTGTTATTTTGTAATGATAATGCTGTCAATATAAAGTCATCATATGATCCCAAGTATTGTCTTATTGCTTTATTTGTACTATCTCGCTGATCTCCATTTAATGATATCTCATTATCATCATCAAAATAATAAAAATTTACTAATACCTTTACATGACCATTTTTATGCTTTTTACCAGATCTTTCTATTACATATGATCTTCCATCTAATTCAAATTCAAATTTACTTTGGAATGATTGTTTCTTATTATTTAGCACATGAACTGCTTTGTTAGACCTACTACACTTATCAAAACAACAAAATGATAAAGCATCCAATATTGCTGATTTACCAGCATGGTTAGGAGCGAAAATTCCATAACAGCCATGTATGTTAGTAAAGTCAATTACATTACCTTCTCCATATGAAAACATGTTAGAAAATTCAAATCGCTTAGGTACCCAAGTCACATTCCTAGTTAATTTAGTTTCGGGTAATTTACTATTTACCTTCCTATTTAAAAATCTAACTACATCTAACATTTTATCATCTAAGCCAAATTTATGGTCTAACTGTTCTGATATTAATATATTTTGAAATTCTACGTCCCGAATTTTGGCTAAATTTAATTTTTTACTATCTACTCTACCTTCATTTAACTGATTGACTTTTTGTAAAGTGACTTCCTGGACATTATACCTCTGTTTGACTTTAGTTAATATTTCTTTTAAAGTTCCTGAATCGGTATCTTTAATTTTGAACCTAAGTCTCGGCATTTTTGGAATATCTGGTGATGGATTTATAATTTTTCCATTCTCAATTTCAAAAGTATAATAGCCATAATCATTTTTAATTGGCTGAAATTTTGATGTATGGGACTTTAAATCCCAAATCAATATGCCATGGATTAATTTCTCACCATGAGATTGTTGTATTAAACTTCCAGGATAGGCAATAGTTTTTTCATCATCAAGAAATTGAGCTTTATGAATATCACCTAACAATGATAAATCATGGCCAGTAAACAAATCTGTAGTGACCTGATCATTATTTAATCTAATTCCTAAATCTGTTGTTGCATTATTGACAGCGCCATGGTGAAGCGCAATTTTATAATTAGCTTTAAATGATTTTGCACGTATATAATCTTTGGGTACATCAATAACACTCATATGATTAAATACTACACCACCCATTTCATGTAATCCAGATTCTTTAAAATAAAATAAATTATTATGTTGCAATGCTGTCATGATTGGTGTTAACGCATCTAACCGATATGAGTTATTTAGGTTGCAATCATGGTTACCGATAATTACAATAGTAGGTGCCAGGTCTGCTAGTGATTTAAAAAAATCTTGAACCAAGTCTATTAACTCTGGGCTCATATCTGTTTTTGCATGTACTATATCGCCGGCGACATATATAACCGAATTTTCTGTTTTATCCTTTTTTATAAAATGATATAGTCTCTGGAAGACGGATCTATATTCTTTATGGCGTTTAACATTACGCACGTGTATGTCTGCAATATGATAAATCTTATCTATCATATCAATTCCTATATTATGTTTAGTTATCATATACTTAATACCTTGTATTCCATTAACTTGAAATCAGTTAATTTAGTTGTATCATTAATCAATTCCCAAATTTTTTCGAAACCCATTTGGTTCGGGTCTTTATCTTGCATGTCTACAAAATATACATCTATTCCATTACTCATAAAATACTCTGCCGTTTGTATAGCTTGTTTTTTTGCGTCTTGATCTAAACAAACATATATTTCCTGGACCTGTTTTTCTACAATTTTTTGCTTCAATGCTTGACTTATTACTTTACCAAATAATGGTATTGCATTCCGTTTTATTGTAATTGCATCAAATGCTCCTTCTACTAATATGATCGGTAATTTCCAATTTATCATCAAATCAAATCCAATTATATCTTTACTAATTTGTGGATTCTTATGTTTATATGTATCATGTTCATAATATGATCTTCCTACAAAATAATTTAATTCTCCATTACAATCATAGCTTGGTAGTATAATTTTACCACTATACTCTCCACGTGGACAGTATCCTATACGATACTTTAAAATATCAAAAATACTTATATTTCTAGACTTTAAATATGCGGCTGCATTCCGGAATTCCGGTGTTTTATTTATTTTCCATAAGGGTTCATAATCGACCGGTAAATTTATTGTTTTAACCTGGTTTTCCGTTCGTCTAAGGCTATAATCAGTTTCATCTAATATAGATAACAGCTGTTGTATCTTTGATCTTTCAACATGCAATTTAGCAAATAAATGTACTAATTTTCTGCCTTTAGCATTACATACCCAACAATGCCAATGCTGTGATGTGGTATCAATTTCTAATTTTTGCTTGTGATGATTACAGAATGGACAGAAAAAGGCTCTATTATCTTTACTACCTGATTTGCTTTTACCTAGAACCGATTCGATTAAAGATAACAGTCTAAACTTGCTCATACATAAATATATTAAGATTTTTTCAGAAAACCAAATTATTTATACCAAGACTTTGGTATCTCCTTATGTCCCCATAAAATGCCATGTTTATCACAAAAATCACCATACGTTGTTTTTGACCCCTTACGTATTTTTGTGTTAGCATTTTGGAATACAATACGAATATCTAATTCCGGACGTTGTTTTTTAATTAATAAATGTTTTTTGCGGTCTTCTATTGTCCAACGACCCTTTGCTTCAATTATTATATTATTTGATAATATAAAATCTGGTGTATATGATCTAGAAACTTCTGGTACAGTATATAATATCTGCATAGTTTCGTACTCATATTCAATTTTATCTTCTGTTAGTATTGTAGCTACGTCAGCTTCGAATCCTGACCTAAACCCTAACTTTTCAGCTTGTCGCCGCTTTTTACTTTTTGATCTCCATGCCATAACCTACATATCCCAACGCACAACAAAATTCATGTCTACGTCGGTTCTTTTTTGAATTGGATTAGATAATTTACCAACAGCCAATAAATGTCCTATATCATCATATAATCCTACAGTACTAACATATGGCCGTAAACTACTAGTAAAATCTCCTAATAGTAGATCGCTGTCGGTTCCTTGTGTAGCACTAGGATTTTGTGATACATTAAACTGTCCTTTTGGGACATTGACTAATATATTATATTCTGTAATTGCTAATGATGATTTATGTTTTAATGTCCAATCATATTCTTGAGTAAATAAATCATTCCAGAACCACATAGGCGATGATGTCACTACATATCCAAATGATCTAAATACATTACCTACCACATTTGTTTGATATGCTGACCCGGACAGATAATGATTATTTCCTAATGATCCTATTTGTGCAGATGTTAACGCAGTATCATAATATCGCACTTCATCTAAGCTACCACTATAAGAATTACTGCCACTTTTATTAGAAGCACCAAACATTATTGAACTATTATTATTACAATTTCCGCCAACATCGCTGCCACTGTTATCTAATGTGCCATTAACCCATAATTCAATTAAGCTGCCGGTTTTTTGTAATACTAGATGTGCATCTGTATTCCGTAAATCTGCGCTACTACTAAAATCTACCATAAACGTACCATCAGTTCTACGTACATATACATGGCCTGCAGATGCATGTGAGTGATCATATATTCCTAACCGATATGGATATCTGTTACGTTTAACATGTTCTTCTGCTAATCCAAATTTAAGATAGTTCGGATCTTTCTGGGCTTCAGTATACCAATAGTTTGCTATTGCTTTTTGGGTGGCTCTACTGCTTTTCCTAAATGCACGTGTACCCCTTACTTGCTCATAAAACGCTTCTTCCGTGGGGCCTGTATATACGTCTTTATATTCTCGTACAACACCATACTTACTAATAATATCACGATCGGTATCTGCTGGTGTAAGTGTATGTTGGTTTGTACCTGCATGTATCCATGTACTCCAAGCAAAATCGTGGTCCGGATTTATTCCTACGAAATTAACAGTTTTAATATATGTCGGATATGCTTCCGGAGTATTAGTTGCAGGATAAAATTGTCCAAAATTTGCAGCAAAGCCAGATGGCTTAATTTCACCTGTTGTGTTGATACCGGGCCTAAATGCTACTTTAGAAACATCTGATGTAAATGTTGGTGTAAATTGTCCGCTTTGAATTTTGGTTGTCGACTCCCGACGTCCTGTTGCCATTCCGAACCACCCCCTTTCTCCTAGGTGGTAGCCCCATCTACTCTGGTAATGTTGTTCATTAAAGCCCCAATATGCAACTAAATTATCATTAGGAGCAAAGCTGCTGGAATTGATATAACTATTTGGTATCCGGATATTACCATATTTATCATCTGTTAATGTAAATGGAAACCTGGTTGATGATATTTCTATACTTTTTGGCTTTAATTGGTGCCCCATTTTTGTTTGGGGTATCGAAACCATACTAGCACTATAATGCAAAAATTTATGCATCATATTAGGATCTGTTTGATTTGATTGTAAACAATTGCCAGGATCATATGGATATTTATAAAACATATGATGTAGATGTTCCCATACCGCAAATTTCCAATAAAATAAATTACCATCGGCAATAAATGAATAGTTATCATGAGTTCGATTAGGTATATCAAAATAGCAGCCGGCGTAACCTGTCTTACCAACCGCGTAATTCATTCCTGGTACAGATGGATTCCACCATTGGCCGGTGCTGCGGCCTGCTAGCTCCCACGTAGGAGACCAGTAGGTACCAGTTGTATTATCAGGCCATGGGTCTAGATCGTTAGTGGCTAGCAAGCCCCCGGGTTTATTTCGCGGGATTATTCCATAAAATGCTTGAGGATCCGGAAAATTCCAGGAAGCCTGATCTTTCTGTGAATTGGGTGGGTACCACGCTTCTCCCTCAAATTCTGTTGATTTAAGTTGCCATCTAGAAGTTGGCCCGTATTCTGTTCCTGGAGTTCCTGGGTCTCTGTTTTCAACCAGACCAGTGTAAATGGAAACCAGGTTATCATCTCCTCGTTTATTAGACCGCATATCATAGAAAATGGCGTTTAATGGAATATAGCCACTAGCTGTGGCATTAGTATTAGTTATGGTCCAATTCTTGTAAGCGTTAAATTCTGTGACTTGTACATCACTTTTTGGAATACTACGGAAAACTGTTGGTTGCGGCATAACATGCTATTAATAGTCTAATTTAACTTTAATGGTGGTTTCTGTAGTAGGATCTTTTTTTAATGGTTTACTTAATTTTGCGACAGCGACTAATTCTTTATTTGCATTATATAATCCTACAGATGTAATATATGAAAATGGATCTCCTACTGTTACCACGCTAAACGCTCCTTCTTCACCAGTTACATATGACGGATTATTACTATAATTAAATTGGTTATTCAATACACGCACGAAGTAAAAATCTGATTTTATCGATTGTTTATTACGTGCCGTAAATCCGTTATTTGTACTATCAATAACAGCTGCACCTGATATTGCTGTATGTATCTTAAATGCATTATCTCCATCAATTCCACTGCCGGTTACTGAGCCAAATGATGCTGACATGTTTAATGCCGTGCCATCTAATATAGCCATACCTAATGATGGATATAATATTCCATAATATTGAGGTTCGGTAGCAGTAAGCGAAGGGGAATATATTCCATCAGCCGATGATCCGGATACTATATTATACTTTAATCCTGATTGTCCAGCTGCGCCGGCAGGAGTTATTGCATAATCTGTTGTTAATTCTAATACTCTACTATCTCCAGAAAGTCCAACATTACTACCAGTATATGCATTTGCTACATTTCCGCCGGCGACAAATTGGCTACCAGATAAATGAGCTAGATTTAAATAAAATGCTGATGGATCTATTCCTTCTTTATATCTAGCTCGATTAACATTAACAATATATATTTGTTCTGAATCTTTACCATTAAATGTAAATTTAGTATCACCTATTTCTAATAGTAATTGTTTATATTGACCATATATAGCACGAGTAGGTGTATCGTTTCCGGCACCACCAGCTATTACTGATGAACCAGAGCCTGGCTGATTTCCATATTGGACTGCAAATTGTGGTTGGGCTTCTGCTGCAGATGATGCACTTTGAAAAATTTCATAATAATATTGTTTCTGCGTACTAGTTTCGTTAGATGATGTAAAAAAGGTTGTTAATGAGCCGGCATCACCTGTCCATAATCCTTTTGTAATAATACTTTTTTGTAACGTAACAATGTCGTTAGCAGCGTTAAATGGTT